AGAACGCATTGCTATTAATTGGTCATCTAAATTATGAAAATCACTAATCTCACTCATCATCTTCTTCCTTTTGATACCAAGCATTTTTATCGGTAGGTAATACTTTATCTGCCCACCACATAGGGTGTTCAGAACTTTCATGCTTTTGCTTTTTAAATTTCATAAGTTCTTCAACTTTATCACTAAAATCTTCTAAATCATCTATATCTTTAAAAGTCAGATGTCGAACTCCACTTTCTCTAACATCTCTTACAATCATATTAACTTGATTAACTAATTTTAATATATCTTTATTTTCTTCTATATTTACAGAACTTTTAATATTATCGTATTTAATAATTTTATTTTTAACCATTATATTTGCTCCATTTTTCTTTCCAACCTTCTTCTAATTCTTCTATTAATTTAGAAGTAGAACTTGGAGAATTTATTAAAAAATTAGGTGCTATTTTCATAGTTTCAGATAAAAATTGCCCTAAATTATCAAAGCTACCAATTAAAGATTCTGCTTTACTCCAAAAATTAGCTTCTTGTTCTATCATTTGGTCTTTTAATCTACTCATTATCATTCTCCTCTATATTTTCTTCTACACCTAATAATTCTCTAGCTTCTTCACAAGATAAATTGTATTTTGAAGCTATGCATGGAATATCCATACCTAGTTCATAATCTCTATATATTTCATGTTTCATTATACTCTCTCCCATTGATTTAAAGTTTCAGTAGTTTCCCATAATGCTTCTAATACATAAGCTAATTCTGGAGCATGAACATTTTCTTGACTATCTAACTCCTCATAATCTTTGCTATGTATTTTAATAGTATATTCATCAGCATAAGTTAGCATGATTGTAACTATGGCTTTCTTATATTTAGATGTATTTTGTATATTAAAAGCTAAAGCACCATTATGTTTATCAGTAGGCTTATAACCTTTAAAATCATGAGCTCCTGAACACATTAACACAGTAGGGTTGATTTGGCTTTTTATTATATTTGCAGTATTTAAGTTTGACATTTAGACTCTCCTATTTGTAGGGGAGAAGTTACTCTCCCCAGTTATTATTAACCATTCATTATTTTATCTAATGATTCATTTTTATAATATTTTTTAATTGCTTGCTTACAAATATCTTCGATTCTTATAAGACCAACTCCGCAAATACCATTAGATTTTATAACAACATCTAATACTTCTTCTATTCCTATATCAGAATTTTCTAATAAAAAATCGTAAACTTTTTGTTCTTCTTTAGTAAATTTAACCATTTAGACTCTCCTTTTATTTAATTAATATTATATATTCAGTATATCATATAACTTTACTATATGTAAAGTAAAATATACACTTTTTTTTATTTAAAACAACTTGTCATTCCAATATACCAATCTGGTGTAGGAGTTTTTCTCCAATAAGCAATATCTTTTTTATGGTATGCATAATATTGCCTATATGCTTGAACAGTATCTTTAGCTTTATATATGTCTGGCATACATTGTGGGTGTGGTGTAAAACCTTTAGCACAACTTTCATGAATTGTAGAAAAACATTCTTGCCATATTTTTTTTGTTGGAATTAACAAATCTAATATAACTTGTTGGCATTTATGAATTTTATCATAGCGACTGGTATATTCAAAACACAATGCTAAAGCATGTTTTCTTAACCAAAGATAATTTTCATAACTATCGCCTGCCCATAAAGTACATGGGTGATTTTTAAATGCTTCTTTATATTGTACTTTATCGCCATGACCATATCTATGCCAAACACTAGATAGCATTTGAGCAGATTCTAATGGCATTTTTACTATATGTTTATCACATAGCATTTTTGCAGATTCTATAGGGCATTTATCTAAAACAAATATATTCATTGGACACTCCTTATAAATTTAATAAATGTAAATATGTATATAATAGTATAGTGAATACAAATAAAATAAAATTAATTTTGAATAAAAAATTAAGCATTATATTTTCTCCATAATTTCTATTTGCTGAAGTAATTTAGAATTTTCTGTATCTAAACTTTCTATTTCTTCATTAAGATTTTGATTATCGTCTTGAAGTCTAGCATTTTCATGCTCTAACTTAGCTACTTGTTTAGATAATCTTAAAATACAATCTGAAATAGACTCTTTAGGTAAATTACCATCTACCCAAGATTCATATTCTGACCAGTTAGTTTCTTCTGATTTATTTATATTATTTGACATTTAGACTACTCCTTTTAATTAATTATATAATCATATTACCATAGTGTTTACAATAAGTAAAGTATTTTATTGAAAAAAATTACTGTGATGTTTCACGTGAAACAATTACTGACCAGCTAAAGGATTATTTAATGCTCTTTCTAAGACTTTAATTAAGCGTTCTTCTAACTCTTTTAACTTAACATCTATAGCTTCATTACGTCTATTAGCATCAGATTCTATAGCAGTTCTTTTGCCATCAAACCTATCTTCTGCATGTTGTATTAAAGTTCTGACATCATTCTCTGCTGTACGTTGACTACCTCTTATTTCTTGTTCGGTAGTTCTTGACCTTTTATCAACCGCACTTATATTATCCATAACTTCATTAATATCTTTACGCAGTTCATTCCGTATATCTCTAGCATCACCTTGTGCAGATGTTACTAATTCCATAGCAGTAGATATTTCCGATTGTAAAATTTGTTCCATATTGGCAATTTTAGTTTCTAATGTATTATCCATGCTAAATATTTTATCATTTAATACTGTTTCTAAATTAGTTATCTTTTCTTCAAATACATTTAAACGACTTTCGTAACCAGATAAATCTGGTGGCTCATAAGATTTTATAACCTCTTTCATGTCCATATAATCTTTATACACTTCAAATGCACCATAAGCACCACCAACTAATGTTGATAATGCTATTAATATACCTACTAATTTGCCACCTCTAAATTTAATACCAGCAAATTCTAACTCGTTACTCATATTGTGCTCCAATCATTTGCTCAAACACTAAACTATCTCTGACGCCATAGTATGCACCTAATGGGTCTTGTAATATAGTATTTGCATATATTTCTTTTGATTCATACCACGTTGGTTGCACTTGTGTTGGCACTTGTTGGTATGTTGTAATGTCTGCACCTAAAGCATTTACCAATGCTAATGTTGTTAATTGTGCTACTGCATCATATTGACTATCAAAACTTTGCATAATCTCTTTAGCTTTTTCTTGTTTAGCTTCTTGTTTTTTAGTGGGTTTATCTTCTGTTTTAGCTTCTTTTACTTCTTCCTCTTGTTTAGGTTCTTCTTTTACTTCCTCTTTTACTTCTTCTGGTTCTTCTTTAGGCTCATTTTCAGCTACTTCTTTTTCTTGAGGTTCTGGCTCTGGTTGTTCCTCTACTACTTCCTTTGGTTCTTCTTTAACTTCTTCTATAGGTTCGTCATTAGATGCTGTTTCAGGGGTAGGCTTACTATCCTCAACTTCTTCTACTGGCTCTGTAGGAGCATTTATGGGCGATTCTATATCATCATTTACTGGTTCTTCAGGTGTATTGACCGCTATTTCTGGTTCTGGCTGTGATTCTACCTTAATTGGTTCTGGTTCTGGTTGCGCTACTTCTACTATCATAACCTCTTGTATTTCTTCTGTAATAGTTTCAACTGTTGCTACAGGTTCGCCAACATTTAATGTAGGTGTAAATCCAGCATCATCTATTGCTTGTATTTCTATAGGTGCAACAGTAGTAGTTAAATCCACACTAGGTAAATCTACAGTCATAACAGCAATCTCAGGTATTTCTGGTGCTATAGGTTCTGGGTCTATTGTATTTGTAGTAACTATAGGTGTATTTATAATATTGGTTGCTGTTGTATCTATTTCTGTTTGTATAATTTGATAAAATATTTCTTCTGTTATTTGTGTGGTTATATAATTATAATTAACTAACAATTCTACATTATCAAAATAATAATTTTTAGCACCACCTACAGATACAAACAATTTATCTAATGCTCCTGCAAAATCATAATTACCTCCATAATTATAAGAAGTATTAGCATTATGGTTATTGTAAGCAAAATCTGTTTTATCAGTCCATAATAAAACATTGTCATTATAACCTTTTAATTCAAAATACATAGAAGTATTAGATTGAGAGTGCCAACCATCTAAATTCCAATTTAACGCTCCCCCTTCTTCTATATGAAACTGTGATATATTTATATTTTGTTGAAACGTGGTAAGAGAATTTGACGTTCCTTTAGCACATCTGCCACCGCCACTAAATTGTGATGGACAATTTGGCATACTTGCAGACCCGATCCCACCCCAATCTAAGTCCATATCCCCCTCGTATCTAGACGATACGACACCTGTATCTCCGTCTAATATATCTCCAGTAGTTTTATTTTCTATAGTTGTAGTTGTTGTTGTAGTAGTAGTAATTTCTAAATCACCTTGTATTTCTGTTTCAGAAGTTGAAGTAGAAGTTGTGCCTTCATCTTGCATTTGAGCATTAGAGGAAAAGCAATATAAGTAAAACACTAAAAATACCCAAAGCACTTTCATCAGTTACTATCTCCTCTTCTTTAACATTTTCTTTTACCCATTTATCATAATCAGGTCTTTTTTCTGGATTCTCCGCCCAACCTTTTGCAGCTTCTAAGCCAATCTTTCCGTAATACGGACAAGGAGTTCCTGCCATTTCCATAGCTTGAAATATACGTTCATCTTGGCATAACATAGCAACAGCACCAACTTTCATACCCATAGCAAATAATGCCCTAGATAATTTAAGTCTTTCACAATTTAAATCTCTAATGGCACCACCACCTGCTAAACCTAGTATTTGGGTTTGTAATGCAGCACTAGCAGCAAAACTACAGACATCTTGATTATTGATGACAACGCTTGGGGCAGACGCTGTAGAGGGAGTTCTATCTACTGTAGTTGTGCCACTAACTGTTGAACTTGTACTTGTTACAGTATTCGTTTGTGCTTTTGCTATACTACACCAAGATAACAAAGACAAGAAAAAAACTACAAATAAAATCGCCCATAATTTTCCTGTCATTCTTCAATCCAATCTCCTAATAACATCATATCAGATAATCGTTTACTTCTTCTTTTTGTTTGTCTTGCCCAGTTACTATCTAACATTTCTTTTGATGCTTCTCCATAATCTTCATTAACTACAGCTTTAAAAAAATTAGGCCACATAGTAGGATTAAATCGTGTTATACCCATATTAAATGCCATATCTATTATTATAGCTCTGCGTGCTTCGTTTAGATGTTCTATTGGAAAGTTCTTGATTTCTTTTTCTACTCTTTCTATATCATTCATAAGCATAAATTCTGCTTCTTCTTGTGATATACCTAAACCATCTTTTGCTACATTTCTGCCTACACCTATTGTTGGGTGTCCTATAAGGATATCTCCTGCTCCTACTTCTTGACCAGTACCATCATCATATACTTTTAAAATTACGCCTTCATGATTAGATATTAAATCTACTAATTTTTTTTTATCCATTTTTAATCGCTTTTTGTACTTGTTTAATAAGTTTATCTTTTTTTAATCGTCTATCTAGTTCAATGCCTAACTTTCTACCTTTAGCTTCTAATTGTAATTTTGTAAGTTTATTTAAATCTACTTCTTTAGGTGTTGGCGTAAACCAACCATTAAGCCATTCAAACATAGTTCCTCCTTATACCCATGGTTCTTTAGGTCCATAGCCAAAATAACTTCTAGCATGACCTTCTTCTATTAATTGCTCACATATATTAACACCTTCAACTAAAGGTATTCCTAATATTCTGCCAAACTTTCCTTTACCATCTTTTTCTGTTCTTACAATAAAAGTCTTTGGCAAGAGTTCTTTAAGCCGAGCCTTCGAAGCCAAACCCAACTTTTTTTCAGCCAAGTTTCTTGTTCTGCTTTCAGGCGTGTTAATTCCATATAATCGCACTCGTTCTTTCTGCAAGAACACTTTAAATCCCAAATCGATATCAACATCTATTGTATCACCATCAATAACCCTTCGTAATATGCAACGATATTCGTACATTATTCACACAATCTTTCATATATTTCATTATGGATTAATAAGTCGTCAACAAGTTCGTCAGATATAACGTCTATATCTGCATCAGTAGGATTAATCGGACTGGATATTATACAATAACCTTTATTTCCGCTTCCTATACTTCCGCAACTTGCTACGCTTAGCACTAGCAG